CCATCCGCTTTCCTGCTCCAATATTCTGTTGATTTCTTCCTCCGAAACCACTCTGGTTAGCGGCGAATATCCGCAGGCTTCTGTTGCTGCCTCAGATATCCGGTTTTTAATCCTGCTTATTTTCATTCTGATCCTCACTTTCCGGCAACATAGCATATTTATAGCTACTCATTTTACCGTCATATGTGCTCCATGACGTTTTTCCGTAATCCCATGTATAAACCGTTTCATCTTCATATTTTGCAAAATGTTCTTTGCTCCACGCAAAAAGTTCAGAATCTCTGACCAAAATCGGTGTATCGACTGGAACTTCGCTCCAATCAATATACTGGCTGTTCGCCCATTCTTTTGCTTTTTCTCTGCAACGACCAGCATTTCTAATGTCATTATCGCAAAAATCGCATTTATCGCAGACTCCCCTGCATTTTTCCAGTTTTCCATTAATTAACGCAATATTGCCTCCATCACACGCAATATTCAAAATCTCTTCCGCATATTTTTCTCTATTCAGCATTTTCCTGCTCCTTTCCGATCCTGTTCACAAGCTGTTCTGACCTCGTATAAGCCTTATCCAACAGTTCCAAGTATTCACTAAAGGAAATCTGCGCCTTTTCGGATAACTCACTCGGATAACGCTCTAACAAAGCCTTAATGCACTGTTTCATGTCTCCAAAATATCCGATTGTTCGAACGCTTTCTTTTTCATTGCCGTCCTTATCCTGTCCGGCATATCTCTGTCTCAGGGTGTGATTCAGAGAATCAATCTCCACAAAATATCCATCCTGCAGTTCCACAGTTAACTTGTCCATCAACCATTCCTCCTATATTTCATACGTCTTTCCGATAAAACGCTTGTCAATGTACTTACATTCCCATTCCAAAACACTTGCGATCCCTGTCATGGTTTCATATCCGGTAGCAAGGCAGTTAATTAAATATCTGATTCTCTCATAAACCTGTCTGATCTGATTTCCCGAAAATTTAAACTGTGTTTTAAGGCAGACACCCAACATAGCAAAATAATTAAATACCTGTGCCAGTAAAAACTTATTTGCCTGTATCATGCAGTTCGGTGCAATCTTTCTCTCTACCAGATAAAAGCTCTCACGATACGGAATCTTATTAGTTTCCTCTCGCACGTCAATCTTGCATTTATCTTTCAGATAAAAACCAAGTTCCTCGCCTGTCGTTCCATCCTTTGCATTCTCCACATATGCATCAATAGTCTGCTCAACCTTTATGATTCTTTTGTGTCCGAATCCGAACTTATCATGCAGTGCCTGATATGCCATCATACGGACGTTATAATAGGATTCCTCTATTAGATAATCCGCATTGCTTTGTGCCTTGGCGTGTCTCTGTATTCCGATCAGTTCACTCTTGGAATATCCAAGTGGCTGCATCCGCTTTTTCTTTCTTGCCAGTGCATTACTCATTTGCTCTTCCATCTCCTCTCTACATCCTCAAAATGGCTAAATACAAGACTTTGAACATATTTTGATATATTTGTCCGTGCATATTTTTTAATTAGCATTTCCCCTGCTTCCATCATTCCTTGGAACCACTCATCTTCGTTATCAGCTTCATAAAACTGCTGCCGGAATTTATAATAGTCATTAAAAAACTGCCATTCTTCGGAACCTTTTTCAAATTTCTTACTTGCCATAATCATTCACCTTTTAATCAAATGGTGTGCTGCCACATACTTCTCGGAAACCGTCTTTCTGTCGCATCCGTGCTTGAATCTGTTCAATGGTTTCGGTTCGCTCGATAAATTCCATACGATCACCTTCAAACTGAACAACTTCTCTAAACGGTGTACCCTGTCGATTCTTTTCAACTTTCAAGCCTTTAAATTTTCTGTCTTCATCCAAATTCCACATAAGAATAATATTGGAAGCATCCTGCTCAATATCTCCGGATTCTCTTAATTCGGACATTGTAGGCTCTTTCGTTACATTCATTTCCGATACTCGGTTAAGCTGTGACAATAGGATGATCGGAACGTGAAGCTCTCTCGCAAGTGCTTTGAATTGCTTCGAAACTTCCCCGACTTCGGATGCACGATTATTGAACTTCCGGTTACACCGTACCAATTGCAGATAGTCAACTACGATCACGTCATATCTTTGATGCCTGCATTGCGTTCTTATTTCCTCAATAACATTTGTCTGATCGTCAATTGTGATCGGATATTTTTCAAGCTCATCATTTGCCTTGTCAAAGGCTTCTTTCTCTCCACCAAGAAAAGCCTTTGCCCTGCGAACTCTTGTCAGACCAATCTTTGACATTCTTGAAACAAACCTTTCATAAATCTGACTGTTGTTCATCTCCATGTTGTAGTAACAAGTGTTATAGCCTTTTCTTGCCATATTCTCGATTATTTGTGCCACAATAGCAGACTTACCAACTCCCGGTCTCGCAGCAACAACTGTAATGTCTCCGCCTTCAAGACCGCCAAGGCAATCGTCAAGATGGTAAAATCCTGTCTTTACCCTGTCCTCTCCAACATCATCATTGAAGTATTTATCTTTGTTCTCTGATACGATTTGCTTCATCAACTTAGATTTCTTCAACTGATTAACTTGGATTTCTTCAAGCCTTGTAAGAACTTCCGCGATCGAATTATCAATATCACATGGTCTAAGGCTCACTCTCTGGAAAAGGCTTTTTGTTTCCCTTACCCGCCAATCCTTAATGACTGCATCCGCATAACTTTTTATTGCCGTTGAGACTGGGGTAACAGATATGCATTCTTTCAATTCGCTTGCAATTATTTCCGGCTCCCATTTGTGGTTTTCAAGTGACTGAGACAGTGAAACGACATTAATGTTTTCTCCACGATCATACATGGCAAGCATTTCAGCAAAAGCATCTTGGCAAAATTCAGAGCTGAACATTTCCGGCTTCAATTTGTTATAAACCTTGTACATGGAATCATTGTCAATCAATACACATCCGATCACTCCAATTTCTGCTTCCGTCAACTGCTCTCACCTCGCTTTCGTTTCTCAACTTGACGAATCCAGTAATCGCAATCCTCTTTCAGCCAGTCTCCGTATTTTGGTATGTAGCGATAATTCGTATCATCCGGATTCTTCTCTATATAGTCAGTAACATATGCCACTGTAGCCTCATATATCAGCTTTGCAACGGCTTTCCTGTTCGGCTCGATAACTTCTAAAAGCTTGTCCATCCATGCTACCTTGGCAGACGTTAACGACGTTTTCTTTGGATATGCATTGATCGTGTATTCCCATCCCCATTCCGCGTCAAAGTCCAAATCAGATGCAGGCACGCTTTCTTTTGTATTTTCTTTCTCTATCTCTATATCTGTATCTATATCTTTCTCTATATCTATCTCTACATTGCAATTTTGTTGCAAAATGTTGCACTCCGTTGCTCCACTGTTGCATTGCAACGCTTTTTGTGCATTTTCCCTAGATTTACGACTTCTACGAGTGCTTGCCGTCTCGCTTCCTAAGTTATCTTGCACAAAAGGCAACTTGTACTCAATGGAATCTGATGTTTCAAGCAATCCGCAGGAAAGAAGATACTGAATCGTTACTTGAACATTGATTTCGTCCTCGTCAATATCAAGGGCGATCTCTTTGTAAAATTCATCTTCCAATCCGGAATATTCCAGATAGCCACCTTTTTTCAACGACAACAACTGCATCTTAAGATAGATGATCGTATATGTATCGCCACCAGCCATCTTTCGGAGTTTTTTGATTCGTTTGCTATCAAAGAAATCATCCATCAGTTTAAGCCAGTAATACCGCTTATTCTCCGCCATTTTCACTACCTCCAAGCAATTCAATAACCTTTGCCCCAGCATCTTCCGGGCGACAAAATACGAACTCAACGCCATACTTAAGTTGCATTGTCAACATAGCTTTTGCCAATACCTTGCCAGATGTCGGCTTTGTTTTCGGTAGCGATACATTCAGCAATTTTCCAAGTGTGTGCATATATGCAATATTGTTATACCGGTCCACTCGAGGATTATGCCATGTAAATACATCATTGACGGAATACACCTTGTCTGTATTTTCAATAAGCACATATAACTTAATTCCGTTGTTCTGCGCCAAAATACACTCGTCACGGAATCTCGGATGTGCTTTTCCACAGAGATTCCCTACAATTTCCTGCATGTCCTTTTTCGTGTCAACGGAAACATCATATGTGCCAAGAAAATCCATCTTTTTAAGTTCCATTTTTCTAGCTGATTTTCTATGGATAACATCCGCTACCTTGTCTGTGGCAATTATGTAATCTCCAACCGGCAATGGTGCACGCAAGACTTCCATATCGTGGCTTTTGAAATATCTATTCTTAAGGATATGCAAGCCCTCTTTCTGTCCTTTATCCTCAATTATTAACACGTATTCTCCTTTCTGGCGGTCACTTTCAGCAACCGCCAAAGGTATCTCATGGCTTTCAATTTAGTTTTTTGTGATATATTAAAATTCCTTGCCAAAACATCAGATACCGCATAAATTGGTTTCTTTTAGGTAAATACCAAGGTGTTGCAACCTATTTTAATATTCAAGATTGAATGTAATTCTTGGGTTATATACGCTACCCTCGCTATCGTCGATTTCATAAAAATCGACATCTTCATCGAACTCTGCAGTTACGGTTGCCTCCTGCGTGTCGTTCTCATTGTTCCTGTCAAATTCCGCTTCAACATCGGTATCGAATTTCGCTTTTACATGGAACTCCACTTCTGTATCTGGCTTAAACTGCACCAGATCTTAAATCAACTCATATACTTTCATGCCGTCTCCTTTCAGAACGGACAAAGGTTCATATCAACCTCTAATCCTTTTTCTGCAATATAAACATTTGCTCCATATTTAACTGTTTCTTCTGTCTTTTGTTTGAATAATGCCGAATCTGCTGATTTATCTGATAAGTGAATTAGAACGACATTTCGCAATGCCGGATTATCGTTAGTAGAAATAAAGTCAAGTGCCGTTGGTAAGCTCATATGACCTCTTAATCTGTGTTCGTAATTTGGCTCTTCTCTGTTCACAAACTGCATATCATAGTTGGCTTCCACCATGATGTGATTAACACCATTAAATCTCCATCTGACGTATTCCGTGTCTGTTGCATACACCAAGCTGCCAATATCCGGGTGTGTGATGTAAAATCCGTAGCAGGGGCACTCTGAACCGTCTCCGTTGTTGTGTAGCCATCTGCCGGACTTATCCCGGTTTTCAAATGCTCGTATGCTAAAGCTTTCTTTCCCAAACTGTAGGATATTTCCATCTATCAATTTGAACGGCTCCCACACTGGAATACCGGCTCTAACATACTGAAAGAAGTACTGATGATGGTCTGAATGTATGTGGGTTGTGATTACTGCTTTAATCTTTCGCACATTGAAATCCAGTGCTTTCTTAACTTCCATAAACGGCAACCCTGCTTCAATAATTAACGCTTCGCTTTCATTTTCCAGTATGTAGCAATTACCGGATGAACCAGAGCCTAAGGCTTTAAGTTTCATACCTCTTTCACCTCAATTTTCAAATATGTGTTTATTATCGATTATCCAAGGATGTTTCGTGTAGTCTATATGGCTTGCCGCATTTGCAACTGTTTTCCGTAGCATCTTTAAATGTTCCTCACAATGCTTTCTTCCAGATACCGCCGGTCTACCACAGATTATGCACAATCCTTTATCCTCCCGGTACTCCCTTTGGCTTGTGGACTTCTCGCACGAACGCCTCTTTGCCAAACACCTGTTGCATAAAACAGTTCCGCATACTGCATTACGTTTTCCACACTTCACGCATATTCCACTGGACTTATTCATGTAATATCTGGTACGGACTCTTTCTTTCCGTGCTTCTGCCTGTTCCGGTGTTTCCCTTGCAAGTCTCTTAGCCTCTACCTTCGCTTTCTTCTCCCGGCACTCAGCGCACATTTTGTACTGCGTTCCCAATATGCCTTTGTGACATCTGGAGCATATACCAAGAGATACATAAGGGTCTTCCGCTTTTTCTCTCATTCGGCATCCTCCAAAAACCATATTCCTTCCGGTTTTAAAAAGTTGCCCTGAACAATGTTCTTTCTGAATATACTTTCTGCTGTCGGTGCAAGATCCGTAAGTCTCTGTATGCTCTCTTCTATGTTGTCTGCCAGAATATCAATGCCGAATAATGTCTCTGCAGCTTCCGTTTCAGTCATTCCTATTGACAGTTTCCGTTTCAAGATTTCCACAAGGAAATTTCCAGTACCACACGCAGGCTCCAACACTGTTCCTCTCCAACACTCTGCACCACCATTTTCATCTTCCAACATATTGCACATCTTTTGTACCATCCAGCCCGGCGTATAAACTTCTCCAAACTTTTTGACGCGTTCTCGGCTTTTTGTAATTTTTTCTTTCTGCCTATTTTCCATTTCTGTGATAAAACTCACTCCTCACATCAATAATCTGTCTTGTCTGTCCCAACAATGCCCGATTATGCTTTGCCCTCTGCTCATTGTCACAGATAAATTGCTTGCAAATTTCTGGTCGAACCGGATAGATTCTGCATTTCTCGCAACTCTTGTCCGTATCAAGAAAAGGACATGTCATATCATATGGTCGATTCACAGTAGGAAGCAGGTGCCTACACTCTTTGATATGGTTCTTACGGATATATCTGTGAATTGCATCTACTTCCTTTCTGCTCATTGGCAAAAGGTTGGAACAGCAGTTACCGCATTGGCTACATTTTCCATCTTTGCAGAAATTGTAAATGTTATCTTTCATGCCTTTCTGCACGGATTCTAAGACTGATATAACTTCCATAGGCTACTCCAATTCTTCCTCTGCCGGGAACTGAAATACTTTCATGTAATTCTGGCTTGCATATTTTTGATATTCTTCTCTAAGCATTTCCATGGCTTTCTTTGCCTTTTCTTTCGTGGAATATTTAGCTGTTATTGAAGTCTCATTGTCTCCGATTGCCTGCATCCGGACAAATGTTGCTTCTTTCGCCCTTGTATCAATAAAAACAATGCTATTTTCGTACGGAAAATCCAATGTGCCGTCATGTGATATAACTCTCATGGCAACCTCCTAATCTTTCATAAAGTCCGGTACGTTCTCGTCATTCTCAACGACTTCTCCGGCTACTTTCTCCGGCTCTGGTTCAACTACTTCGCTCCCGGTCTCAATAGCTTCGGATTCAGCTACAACAAATGGCTCTGAATTGGCATTTTCGGAAATATCACGCTTGACCTGTTCCTGCAAATCTTCCATCGGATATTCCTTGAAATCGTTGTCCTGCATTTCCTCTTTCGTATATAATCCCATTGTCAGCTCCGGGCAATTCAGACTGGAGAAGAAAGATGCGGCTCTGTAACGAAGCATTAACTGTGGCATGGTTTTCCACTTACTACCGTTCTTACTAAGCCATCCCTCGGCTTTAGCCATTTCCATGTCCACGGTCATTCCCTCAACTCTACGACCATTTTTCGTAGTCCAAGCAAGGCACGAATAAGGCTTGCCATCTTTATCTCTAGTTTCCTCAAACTGTAATTCCATATCGAATTTGCCGGAATTATTGATTGCCGCAATCAGAAACTTTGAACTCCAAGACGGTCTACCCTGAATCACATACAGATTCTGCATAACCATCAGTGGGCTTACTCGCAGTCTCTGCGCCTGCTCAATAGCAATCAGACAGTTTGCATCGTTCTTCTGGAATGTTGCCGGAACGATAGTTGAACTCGCCAACGCCTTTGCCATCTGCATAGCCATAATGAAATTATCTGATGTTCCAAAAATTCCAAGGCTATAGTCTGTAACCTTGTTGTTGCTGTGTGCAACCTCTGTCTTTTCCTCTTTCTTTTCCTCTGCCTTTGCTACTGCTGTGTTCTCTGCCATAATTATTTTTCCTCGCTTTCTTTCCTTATTGCTTTTTTAAATGCTCCATTTTTAAGAAATTTCAAAACAAGATTGAGTTGCATATTCTTGAAAACCTCTATGTGCTTTGTACTGTGATACCACATTACCCATTCCTGTTTCAAAAGTTCCTCAATGCTTGTAATCTGCTCACCCTCTGCGAATTTTCGCTGACTTAAAAGGTATTCCCTGTGTTTTTGAATGTTCTCGCATTTTGCGCACTCTTCGGAAGAATACCTTGAACAATGCTTTCCATTAAGGTTTACAGACAATGCACAATATCTACATGGATTAACTCTCATCGTCACCACCGCTTTCCGGTTCTTCACACTTCTTCACAACTGCCACCTTATCAGCACCGTAGGTTTCTACCCACTTCATATCCACGGTTTCATCCGTAACTGTCAGCTTCGCACATTTGGCATTTACAACCGTGTCACCGGCTTTTACATCGTCTGATGTAGCAAATATATATGACCGGATCTGGTTTGGATATTTTGCTTTTATGTAATTCATTCTGATACCTCCTCAATCTCTCCATTTTCAATCGTATACCAAGTATCCGGCTTGATATTTTCCCCATCAACCTGCACCATCTTTGCGCCGTTAAGAACCCATGCACTCTGGTTATTTCTGTCATATTCCGTATTATCTTCTGAACCAGTGTATTCCCAGTCTGCAAAAACAAGAAACGAGCCAATAACACCCTTTGCTTTTGATTTGTAACCCCAAGCAACAGCGACCGCATCTTTGTCTTCTGCCGAGGATGCTCCCTTGTATCCGGTTGCCGAGGATGCTCCGCAGTTTCCGGTTGCCGAGGATGCTCCGTAGTCTCCGGTTGCCGAGGATGCTCCCTTGTATCCGGTTGCCGAGGATGCTCCGCAGTTTCCGGTTGCCGAGGATGCTCCGCAGTCTCCGGTTGCCGAGGATGCTCCGCAGTCTCCGGTTGCCGAGGATGCTCCGTAGTCTCCGGTTGCCGAGGATGCTCCGTAGTCTCCGGTTGCCGAGGATGCTCCGTGATTTTCATCACTTTCAGCTTCCTTATTCACTCTTTTTACCGTATATTCGATTGCAGCTTTAACCAGTCCAGCAATGCTGATTTCTGCTCCGATCTTAATTTTTGTAGATGCTACCTTAGTATCATCATTATGTTTCTGGATTTCTCCGCTCTGCTCTACCTCGTGGTATACGCTTTCATTTGGAGAATAATAATTCAAGCAATCCAGCGGATACTCGCAAGCGTGAAATCCATGATCGCAAACTTCTACGCTTTCTTCCTCGTATTCCTTTCCCTCTTCGTACTGAAAGCCACTGCAAGTCATATCTTTATTAAATCCTTTGTAGGATTTCACAGCATTTCCCATCTATATTACCTCTCCTCCTGCCAACTTCTTTTCCTTTTCAAATTCTTCTTTGCTGCAAATCAATAAGCCGCCAATATAACCATCTGGGTTTGTAAGCAATCCTGTAACAATTTCATTTGGGATAGCGATTGTCACACTCCCCCATCCATCCCTGCCGCTATGAGCAGATTTAATATTCGACAATGGAGAAACCTTTAAGTCTTTGTTATTTTTCTGCGACATCCGTTCCATTATTCCTAATGTTCCAATATTCATCCTACACACCATCCACTTTCAACTGCTTGTCCGCTGATACGCTCAAAAGAATTAACTGCGTATCCATATCCGGCACATTGAACTCATTCAGCGATTCCGCGTTATCAACGAAAATCGGTACGCTTACACCGTATAACTCGCTAAGAGAACGGATAATATCAAGTCCGGCTACGATTCTATGACCACTGTTTAAAGCCGAATACGGAACGCCATTCACAGTACACTCACAACAATCTTTCATACCGCCATTTAACTGCATTTCAAAGAGTTTGAAATTTACGGTCTTGAAATGGCTGTTAATAGATTCTGAAACCTTATCCAGCTTGAAACGAATGAACTCTTCCAAGAGATAAAGCATCTGTTCCTGATCGGCAACTTTCTGCCCGATTTCTTTCTGCTCGTCACGAAGCGTTTCGATACGATCATCAATCGCCACATTGTTAGCCGCCTGCGCAATAACCTTGTTCACCTCTTCAAGCTGACTCTGCAGATCGGCTTTCTCGGCTTTTAAATCAGTAACAACCTTGTCTGCGCCCTCGGATTCAACCTTTGCAATATCAGCAAGAATCTTGTCATGCTCTGTTTTCAGCTTCACATACTCTTCATTCTGCGAATAATCAGCTTCTGCCGGGATCTCGGATAACTGCTTTGCATAATCATTCTGCTTTGCAAGTGCCTTGGATTCCTGCTCTTTGAGTGCCACAATGTCTTCCTGCAACTTGGCGTTTTCCTTTGTCAATCGCTCAATATCAGCCTTGCAAGCGTTGCCCTTGTCAATCAGACCTTTAAGTTTTGCGCCCTTTGCATCATCAAATGCTTTGCGTGCATCCTCTAACTGCTTGGTGGCACGTGCCTTGGCATCTGCCTTTTTCTGCTCAAAATCAGCCTTAAGAGACTCAATCTTATCCTGCGGCAACTTCTGACCACATAAGGAACAAACCGTTGTAGATTCATCAAATTTCCACTTGGATTCGTCAAAGAGATATGGCATTTCATCAAATGCCTTGGAAAATTCTGCATTGTATTCAACACCAAGATTTTTCCGCTCTGCATCTGTATCGGAAATTGTCTTCTCATTTGCCTTGATCTGATTTTCCGCAGACTGAATCTGATTATGTAAGTCATTGAACTCTCGTGTTGCATCATCCTTGGCACTGTCAAGACCTCTACGTTTTGCGGAAAGTTCGTCATTCATGACCTGCATAATGCCGGACATATCAAATTGCAACTGCATTTCCTTGCTTCTCAAATCGCCTAACGTGCTACCGGCATTCTCCATTTTCTTGTCACATTCAGCGATTCTTCTTACCAGATCTACCTTTGCAAGTTCCTGCTCTGCCACGTCAACATCAACCTTGGATTTCTCGGCTTCATCAATACGTACCGGAATCTCTGACTGTTTCTTTTTCCACTCTGTAAGAGCTTTCTGAAATTTTGCACGAATATCATCCGTGGACGGTGCTTTCTCCAACTCGCCGAGTAATTGGGCATACTTAGCATCTGTCTGCGCCAGTTCAACATCCGATACATCCGTTACAAGGCGCATCAGAATATCCCGCTGCTCTTTCCATTTCATGGAAGAGAAATACTGCGGATTGGCCAGCATCTTGAACATATCCTCGCTCTGTGCCAGACTGGAAATATATTCTTTGAAATCAGCTTCACTTTTTGGATAACCGTCAATCTCAAATGAATTGACATTTCCCTGCAATGCAACAGTATCAGTACCACGTTTCTTAACCCAATTCTGCTTCTGAACCTTTGAAAGTTCCACTTCTTTCCCATCAACGTCAATAACTCCCACAACCTTAATTTCTACATTATCAATGCGGTTTCCGTCCTTATCTAATGGTCGAACATTAAACTTTTCCTCTCCGGCACTGTTTTTATTGAAAAGCAGCCATGTAAACGCATCGAAGATTGTTGTCTTTCCTGCGGCGTTCTGTCCTTTAATACTTGTCTTATTAGAGAAATTCACATCAAGGCTCTTAATTCCCTTGAAATTCTCCATATGTAATGATCTAATTTTCAGTTTCATTTTCCTTCTCCTTCCACTCTTTATATTTTTTAAGTGCCTCTTCAAAGCATGCTTCATCGTCAATATATCCAAGAGCTGACTCTATAATTTTTGAATTAATAGTTGTTCCCTTTTTCCCCATCAGCTCAATGTCTCTTTGGTGCTCATTTGCAATAATGGCACATGCTGTATGAACTTTCGTCCTGCATGCAACCAGATCTGCATATTCTTCAACGGAAATTGTAACGGTATTTTCTGCCATCTTAATTTTCCTCCTCTAATACATTGATTTTGCTTACAGACACCTCGTATGCTGTTCTCTGTTCTTCTGTTCCATCTTCATATTTCTTAATATATCCGCGGCTCTGAATGCGTCCATTGATCTCAATATGAGTTCCTACTTCCAACTGACCAACAAATCTTGCATTTCTACCCCAAACAACACATGGGATATAATCTGATTTTCCGTAGGAACGATTGACTGCGATTAATAAATCTGCAATTTCTCTTCCAAGCGGAGTTTTCCTGTAAATCGGTTCTTTGCATACATATCCGTCAAGCTGGATTTTGTTCAAATCTGTATGCTCTCCCGTATTCGCTTTTTCAATTTCACAGACGAATACATATAATAACAGACGATTTCTCTTTTCCTCATGTTTGTTATAAGAACTATACACACCGGAAACATTAACGGCAGTGCCCGTGTATTTATCATTCAGATTGATTAATCTCTCTGAAATAATTAATGGGATAATATCAGCCGTCCCACTTAATCTATCCACTTTGAGGTGCATATTATAAAATCCCTCTCCAAACACCTCATGGTTAAATTCCGGCTCTGTGATAATCGTTCCTGTAAATTCCACTTTATTGTTTTCTGCTCTCATATTTGAATTTCTCCTTTTCTTATGCTAAAATAGGCGCAAATAGCTTATGCTATTGCTTTGATTGGGAATCATTCAGCTTTGGTCGGTTCGGATGATTCCTTTTCTTTGCTGTAATCAGTGTCAAATGTGATATAGGTAATACCGTCATCGTCATCAGACTCACTTCTGTAATCGTAATCTACAATCTCTTCTGTATACTCCTGCCACTCCCCATCTATTTTTGTTCCTATATAAATAAGAAGTAATCCAATCAATACAGGTATAGCAGTGACCGGATACTCCGTTGCATCAATGCAGATGCAAAACAGAAAAACAACGGTGCCGATCATTTCAATTACCTTTGCAAACTTCTTCATAGACACATCACTCCTACCACTTATAGGAACCATTGGCAATCTCATCACCATACAAGGAAACAAAATCTGTTATTAATGCGATAAACTCTGAATTTGTCGGCTTTCCTTTTTCCACTGAAACCGTGTAACCAAAAATTTTGTTGATTGCATTTGTATTGCCATTTGTCCATGTAACTTCAATTGCGTGCCGGATTGATCTTTCTACTCTCCAGACTGTATCGCTGTTTTCTTCTGCGATTTCAGTATAGAGTCCTTTAATAATGCTGATAAGTTTACTTCTGTTTTCAAGACATTTCTCAACCGCACTTATTATGTAACCGTAACCCTTAAGGCTATGTTTTACGCCGATCTGATCTAATGTCTTTCTTAAAGCAATGTTCATTTGTCTATCCATGAATACCTCCTGTTAATCCTTTCCAACTCCGTATCTGATTGCCATTTCCTTCACAATAGCTGTATATCCCTCGATCAACTTCTTATCCTCTGCAATAATATCCACATAGGATAATTTGTCTCTGGTTGATTTACAGATACCCTCGTCAGCCATGCGCCTGCGCTTATTAGTCAGCCGCTGTTTCAGATTTACACCCATTCGCTTTGACAACAGTTCGTAGCTTTCGGCTCTTACTTGGCTGTATGCCTGTCCGCCACCAAGTTCCATGCTGATTTTTCTTAAAATATTTCCAGTATCATCACGCCATGATGTTGTATCAAGTGCAACCACTTCCCGAATACTCTCAACTCTCTGTTCCACATGGTTCAGTTGTTCCGCCTGCCGTTTCTGTTCTAACTGCTGTTCTGCTACAGAATTGAAAATCTTCTGGAACATCTGCAACTCCGGTGATAATTGGTTGAGGTCAATTACCTTCTGTTTCATGCGCTCTTCCAAATGCGTAAAATACTCACGCGCTTCTTCTGCTTTCTCTCCGTTTCCTTTCATGGAAAGTTTCTTTGCGAAATGTGCTGTGAGTTTGTAATCATCAGCAAAATTTCCTCTGCTACTTTCATTCGCCATTGATGGCGAGTAAAAATAATCCTCATTTTCAGTAGCAAATTCATTGTCTACAATATTCGCTTTCGCCCATCTGGAATAATGGCTTTTATCCATTTCCAAGAACTCATACAACTTCTTTGCGGTGGTCATTCCATTTTCATCGACACCAAGTGCAATCTCAATCGGCGTCTGCATTTTTGCTTGTTTTAACTCTTCCGTTTCCTCCAACTCCTTTCCGTGTTATAATTCCCTTATCATCAAATAAGGGAGGTGCTACAATGATTGAAAAGACAATTCATGACTTAGCTGTCACATATGCCAGTTCAAAACTTTCAGAATATGAAATTGACAAACGCGAAGCTCCACTTTGCGGAAATACAGAAATGTCATCCGAAGAAGTTCTGTATTTAAAAGCGGCATACGATTTTGCTGTCAAAAATCTTTCGGAGTAGGTTCGTACCTTTCTCCAACCATTGCATGAGAAACAGCTTCTTTTATCACTTCATGCTGTTTCTCCTCTGAAACGGACTGCTCAATGCGTTTTAGTGTACCGTCAATACTCTTTAACGTGTTGAGCATTTCTTTTAAAATTCTCACTGCATTTCTCCTTTCTCATTATTTTTAGGGCAAGCCTGTTCGTTAGCTAAAATCATTCCCTCTGCGACTCCGAGAACGTAGCTCTGTTTCTCTTTATCAAGTTTTGGAATTGCTTTTGAAATCCTAACAATTAGGTCTTTTTCCTTTTCGCTCATTTGGTTCACTTCCTTTCTTGTTGACTTTGTAAGCATACAATATCATACAATGTAATCAATGTCAATACCTTTTTGTTGACATTGTTAGCAATTAGTGATATATTATTTTTTGCAGGAAGGAGGTGCTTGATAAAATGAAAGAACGTATAAAATTTTTACGTGAAAAACTAGGGAAAAGCCAAGAAGAATTTGGCAAGGAACTTGGATTATCAAGAAATTACATTTCTTTAATAGAAAATGGTCAAAGAAATTTATCAGACCAGTCCTTAAAGGTTCTTTGCTCTTTGTATTCGGTAAATGAAGAATGGGTTCGAACCGGAAAAGGAAATATGGAAAAATCCAGAACAAAAAATCAAGAAGTTTTTGATTTTGCAAATAAAGTGATGGATTTGCCAGACAAAAAATTTAAGAAACGCTTTATAGAAGCATTGGCAAAGCTCGATGAAAGAGATTGGGAATGCCTAGAAAAAATTGTATTAGAAATAACAAAAGAGGGCTAATTGCCCTCTTTTGTTATATTTATTACTGCCTTTAGTATTTGACTTAAAATCCAAGTATCGTCAATTTCAGATATTTTTTTTATTAGCTCTTTTTTGTAGTTCTCATTTACTTCGTTTTCCCCCATATTGATTTCCTCCAATCATTCCGCACTTCTGATAGCGATAAACAAATTATAGAACTTATGTTCGATACCGTCAACCCCATTTGACAAATTGCTACAAATTACAAACTCGTTTGTAGTTGAGGGACAAGAAAACGCCTTATCCCGCCCCTCAGCCAGAACTTGAAGTGCCCTTATCGGACAATTTTATTTTACAAATTTTTCCACCATTATTCAAACCATTTCGGTCGCAAGTTTCGACAGGTAAATTTCTTATTGTCACAGAATGTCGATTGATTAGTTTAAATTTTGTTAAAAAATTAATTACTGGTTGAAAATTATGCATCTGCCAGTTATCTGTGATGAATTTTAAGTGAATAATTTTCCTTTCTGCCCGTAGGCTTTATGCAAAAGAGCCGGCTACACAACACATGGTCATGTAATCGGCTCTTAGGCTCTTGATTTTATTATATTTAATTTTTAATGCAGTTTTTTTACAGCTTAGGTGCGATCTTTACCATATTTAACCATTCCTGCACATTAAGATTTGAACCTGAGTTCTGATAAGTACTGAGTGTACCAGTCTGTCCCGGTCCGAAAGTGCCACCACTCGTTACCTGTAAAGTTGATGCACCGCCGGATACCGCAGGAACTCTGACTCGTCCCATGACATAGTTAGATGTTGTATTTGTTATAAAAACTTCACGAAACCCATTTGCGTTTGAACTGAAAGTGACAAGACCTGTAATAAGATAATACCCATCATCCGGGACAGTGAAATACTGCACGACAGGAGTTTGGTCATTATAATTTGTTGCAGTATTGGATAAGGCAGATACATTATTTTTGGCATCTGACTTTTTTAAATATGTGTCTGGAATGTTATTACCATCATAATCTGCACTAGCACGGGCAACTCGTACGCCAGGATAAGTATCATTCTGCTCGTTGTGTGCAATGAGATCTATCATATTATCATTATTAATATTAAACATTGGCATAAGCGAACCCATAATTCCAGACCAGTCGCTTTTCATTATTTTAATAAAATACTTATTTGCTAAACCGCTGTTTAACGATGATATCGCCCCGGTACAAGTACCATTCCCAATCTTAGAAATGTCTGTCGTTCCAAGCATTTTATAGAGATACCGCACATTCTTGAACATCTGTGACACCTTTGCAAAAATTGAAGAGTGTTTTTCGCCGCTTGATAATTTTGATACAGTCGTCCACGCTGACGCTGATCCGTCTGCCACATCACTACTCGTAAAAGTTGCTGTATTCTCTGCTGTATCTCCCCCGGTTGACACTGCGCCAACATCTTTTGCCGTAAGCACTACATTTCCACGACGGAAAGAATCTTCATTTACACCTTTGATTCCGGTAACTGGAGTTCCGGCCAGCACGTCCCACTTTTCATCTGATGTTTTATAAATATTGGCACCTGCCGGAATTACATTCCCGGCTCCCTCTTTAAAATCATCCGTGGTTGTAAATTCGTCTGAAATATTGAACATCCACCCTGTGCTAACATCCGCAAGTGCCGGAAGATCTGCAAATGCAACTGTTCCGTGTGGCTGCAATCCACCTTTAAGTCCTTCTGATACATCTTTTGCCTGCTGATAGTAATACTTGGCATTGTCAGAATCCTCGCCCTCTCTGCTTCCTGTACCACCAACAGCATAACTCTGTGCCTTGGTTGCACTTTCTTCTGCAGATTCCGCCTTACCGATGATCTCCGCAGCCTTTTGAGTTGCAATATCTGCTTTTTCGGCTGCTGTATCAGCTGACTGACTGGCGGATGATGCTTTCTCCGTGGCTGTGGCGGATGATTCACTGGCGGATGTCTCACTGACTTTTGCGTTGCTTTCGGATGCCTCTGCCGCCGTAGCTGACTTCGCTGCCGCTGTCTCTGACGCTTTGGCATTGGTTTCGGATGTTTTTGCCGCTGTTTCACTGGCTTTTGCAGCATTCTCACTTGCTTTGGCGTTGGCTTCGGACTTTGCCGCT